CAAACGCACCGACAACCACGGCAGCCTGAGCCGCAACAAGAAAAAGGAAAAGGAAACGCACCCCACGCACAAAGGCTCCTGCACCATCGAAGGCCGCGAGTATTGGATCAGCGCGTATGTGAACGAAAGCCGCGACAGCGGAGAAAAGTATTTCAAACTCTACTTCGAGCCCAAGAAGCCCCGCGAGGATTCCCCCGCCGAGCCGCATTCCGCCTCGCTCCCCGAGTCTCCCGACATTCCCTTTTGATGAGCGCCGAAGACTTGCAAGCCGCCTGGTGCGTGCCGCCCGAGGAAATCTGGTTCCGCGCCGTCCTCCTCAAAATCACCGACGCCATCGAGGACGCCGCCGAGATCACCTGCATGCCGCAAACCGCACAGAACCCCGGCCTGCTGGCCCACAGCGCCGGTGGCCTCGAAGCCCTCCGCACCCTCCGCGAAGAAATCGAGCGCACCCGCTCCGAGGCTTTCCAAAACAAATTTCGACAGGCAGACGCATAACACGGATGAGCGGCAGTGGAGCATGGCTTCGACCCGCCGCATCGAGGTCGGGAGGCATATTGCCGAGTCACCGATCCGCCGCATGGCGGGGTAGGCGGCGCAACCTTGTCAACCCGGCGTCTGAAAAGGGAGTGCGCATCCCGTCCCTGTCTTCTTCCTCCCCCCTCTCCGTGCTCTCTGTGTCCTCTGTGGTCAAATCTTTTTAGCCCCCGTTAGCACCCATTAGCTCCCGTTAGCGCCCATTGCGCCAGCACCCCCTTCCGCTTCGCAATTTTCGCAGGCATTTCCTTTCGCAAGCGAGGGCTGAACTGCTCGCCGCGAACTCCGTGGAAACCGTGCGGAGCCGCATAAAACCTCAGTTCTGACACCGCGACTTGGACGCACCACAAACCATGGACCAGACAGAATCAGCATTCAGCATCGGCGAAGTCATCGACGCGCTGGGAGTCACCCTCCCGACCGTAGATGAGACAACTCCGGCGGCCCCCGAGGCCGACCAGGAAGCAATCGCGGATGAGACCCCTGACAATACAACCGAAGAAACCGAGACCGAAGATTCCCCCGAAGATCCGTCTGATTCGTCCGATCCTTCCGACGAAGCAGACGAAGAGCCCGAGGAAACCGACGACGCCACCGACGACGAAGACCCCGACGAGGAGCCTGTGGAGGCCGAGCCCGCCGCCGTGAGGAAACTCACCAAGCGCGTGGACAAGCTCACCGCCCGCGCCAAAAGCGCCGAGGAGCAAGCCAACACCCTCCAAGCCGAACTCGCCGCCGCACGGGATGCGCTGACCAAAGCTCAGCCCATCGTGCTACAAGACGCTGCCGACCCACTCGGCGATGTCACCACCGCCGACGCCCTCGAAAGCCGCCTCGCCGCCGCCAACACCGTCCTCGACAATGTGCCCGACCTCATTGCCAAAGCCGACATGGAAGGCGAAGTGGAAGTGCCTATGGGAGACGGGTCCACCCGCAAGTTCACGAAGCAAGAGCTTCAAGAGCGCCTGCGAGTCGCCCGCCAAATTCTGAAATCCGAGCCCGCCCGCCGGAACTACCTCGCCCAGCGCGAGAATTTCCAGCACGAAGCCCGGCAAGTTTATCCCGAGCTTTTCCAAGACGAATCCCCGGCCCGCAAGATGATGCTCGCCACGCTGCAAGCGTATCCCGGCATCGCCAAGCTCCCGAATCTCGAACTCATAATCGGCGACGCCATTCGCGGCCAAGCCCTCCGCTTCCAGCAAGCCGAGGCCATGGCCAAAAAATCCGCAGCGGCCAAGCCAAAAGCTCCCGCCGCCCCCGCGAAAACCGCCGTCGCTCCCAAGGTTGTCAGCCCCTCAGCCGCCCCCAAAACCAAGTCCAAAGCCGACCCGCTCGATCAGTTGAAGAAGTCCGGAAACCGTGATGCCGCCGAGAATTTCGTCGCCTCACTTTTCAACTAAACCCAACCCAAAACTTAACACCCCCAAACACTATTATGGCAGCTACCCCCATCACCACAGTCAAAGGCCAACGCGAGGATCTCTCCGACGCGATGGTCCTCATCGAACCCGGCGACACACCTCTGTTCTCCATGTGCAAAAAGTCCAAGGAGCCCGCGAATGTCCTCTTCTCCTGGCCCGCCGACCGCTACAACGACCCACAAACCGCTGGCGTCCTCGCCAACGATGATGTCACCAGCTTCGACGACCAGCACGCGAACCGCGAACTCCTCTCGGGCCGCATCCAAAAAGTCCGCCGCAGCTTCCAGGTTGATGATCTCGTTGAGAATGTCGCCGACCTCGCAGGCGTCGGCAAAAAGCAAGCCTTCAACAAGGCCGCTGCCAAAGCCCTCGTCGAATTGAAAATCGACATCGAGTCCATCATGGGCAGCGACAACGACAGCCAGGTTCAATCCGGCGCAGCCCCCTACAAAACTCGCGGAATCGGCGAGTGGGTAAAATCCAGCGCACAAGCAGATACAGCCACAGCCGTTCCCGCCGCGTTCCGCACACCCGCCGCGTCGATCAACACCACCGCCACTGCTTCTCTCACCGAGAACAATGTCATTGATGTCTTGGAGAGCATCTTCAAGGTCCGTCGCGCTCGTCGCAACTACGACCTCGTTTGCGGAACCAGCCTCAAGCGTGCGTTCACCAACTTCATCCGCACCACAGCGGGCTCGACAAATGTCATGTCCTCCGTGCGCACCTTCAACAGCAATGTTTCCGACAAGAAGATCGTGAACACTATCGACATCTACGAAGGCGACTTCGGTGTGCTCTCGCTGCATGTTTCGACCTACCTCGCCCATGGCGCGGCAGCCGCCGTCTCGGCAGCCCGTGGCTATGTCCTCGACATGGACCTCGTGTCCATCGGGTTTAATCGCAAACCAAGAATGGAAGAGCTTGAAGACCGTGGCGGTGGACGCCGTGGCTTCTGCGACGCCATCTTCGGCGTAGCGGTCAGCAACCCGCAGGTTCTCGGCAAATTTGCCGCAACGACCTAATTCCGCCCCCCAGCCCTTGCCGGTGGCCCCTCGTCTCAGGACAGGCCACCGGCAACCGGGCTCCCCTTTTTGACAATGGAAATCCTCAAAGAAGCCCTCAGCGACCTTCCCAGCGACCTCGCCGAAGGAGCGAAATCGGAACTCTTCGAGCAGTGGAACTCCCGCGCCGTGCAGGCCGACGCCCGCCAGCACGCCATCGCCGCCGACCACGCCAAGCAAGACCTCCGCTCCATCGAAGGCGTAGGCGCTTTGACCCTCTCCGTTGATCCCCAAATTTATCACTTCTGGAATTGGAAAGTCCCCGGCTGCTGGCGCGACTCCGATTTCATCGCCTGGTTCAAACGCAACTTCCCCCAATGCGTCGTCAAATGCGGCGGCACAGGGAAGTTCGCCATCCTCATGCCCGGCCTACGAACAGCATGACTGAATCCGACGAGCCAGACCGCGACACGAAATACTGGATCGGCCAGCTCACCGAAGCCGCCACCGACGGCGGCTGGTTCTCCTCCGTTCGCTCGCGCAACTACGACACCCGCATGGCCCTGTGGGACGGCCAATCCTCCGATGGCCGCAAGTGGGCCAGCAACTACGGCAAAAATGTTTTCCCCTGGGAAGGCTCCGCCGACAGCCGCATCCGCCTCGCCGATCTCGTCTGCAACCGCGAGGCCCAGCTTTGCCTCACCGCAACTTTTGCCGCCCGCTTGCAAATGATGCCGGTCGAATCCTCCGACGCCCTTTCCCGCACCGCCGCCGAGGCCGTGTTGAAGTGGATGCTCTTCACCCACTGCGCCAGCGACCTCCGCCGCGAACTCGAACTCGCCCTCAACATCCGCGCCACCTACGGCATCGCCATCATGGGCGTGTTCTGGAAAACGACGACACGCATCGAGGAAAAATCCGTCAGCCTCGAAGACCTCATCGTCATGGCCCAAGAGCAGGGCGACCCCGCCTCGCCGCTCGCCATGCTCATCGGCGCGATCCTCGATCCACTCCAAGAAGAAATCGCCATCGAGATGGCCGAGCAATTCGCCCCCGGCGCCGGCACCGCCGCCAATGTGCGCAAGCTCCGCGAAGGCGGCACCGTCGAATACACCGAGCCCTACATTTTTGAAAGCAAGCCCGAGTGGACCGCCCTCGAACCTTTCAACGACATTATTTTCCCCACCGCCACCTACGACCTGCAACGCGCCCCCTGGATCGCCCGCCGCGAGATGGTGACTTGCGAGGAGTTGGAAGAGCGCACCGTCACCGAAGGCTACCCCTACGAATTTTACGAGAAGGCCGAGAACTACAAAGGCACCTCCCTCTGGCCCATCTACGCCCACCAGAACACCAACCGCCGCGACAGCATCCTCTGGCAAGACCACCGCGACCTGGTGGAAATCTGGCATGTCTATTCCAAGGAAACCGACGAGAAGACCGGAGCCACAAAAATCATGTGCCGGGTCATGCACCCGAATGTGGACATCTTCGCCAAAGAAGAAATCTCCCCCTACTCGCACGGCGAATATCCTTTCATCGAACTCCCCCGCGAGCGCGTCACCCGCTGCCTCATCGAAGCCCGAGGCATCCCCGAGATCGTCAGCACCATGCAGGCGGAAATCAAAACCCAGCGCGACTACCGCACCGACCGCGCCGGAATCGCCATCCTGCCGCCCATGCGCGTGCCCGCCAACCGTGGCAAGCTCGACATCATCCTCGGCCCCGCCGTGCAAATCCCCGAGCGCCGCCCCAACGAAATCGGCTGGATGCAACCGCCGCCGTTCGACCAAGGCACCATCGAGATCGAACGCGCCGTCCGCCGCGATGTGAATGAATACTTCGGCATGGCAGGCGAGGGAGTCGATCCCAACTATGTCGCCCTCGTCCAGCAGCACACGGTGGACCGCTGGCTCCGCGACTTTAAGGGCATCATTACCCAGACCTACCAGCTCATGCAGCAATACATGCTGCCCGTCCAAATCCTCCGAGTCTCTGGTGGACAGGCTCTCCCGTTCCAAGCCGACCGCGAAAGCATCCAAGGCAAGTTCGACCTCATCATTGATTGGGACGCCCGAAACCTCGACGCCGAAGCCCTCGGCGCAAAGCTCGACTACATCAGCAAAGCCATCGTGCCGATGGATACCGCCGGAGTCATCGACCGCGCCGGGCTCATCAAATTCATCATGAGCGCCGTCGATCCCGTTCTTGCCGAAATGCTCGTCCGCGACCCCGGCCCCGCCGCCGCCATGGAAGCCAACGAAGAACAACTCGCCTTCACGAAGATCGCCGCAGGCACCGAGCCCGAGTTGCCGCAGGAAGGGCAGAACCACCAGCTCCGCGCCCAAGTCCTCCAAGGCATCATCCAGGCCAACCCCGCCCTGCAACAGCGCATCCAGCAAGACGAGATTTTCCGCAACATGATCGAAGCGCGCATGAAGGGTTTCAACTTCCAGCTTCAACAACAGCAAAACGCCCAGATAGGCCGCCAAGGCACTCTGCCCGCATTGCAATCCCCCCAACAACCCACCCCCCAATAACAACCCATGAGAACCGTAACATTCCAATCCGTCCTTGACGGAGCCGCCGCCCGCATCGGGCTTGACCCCACACAGACCATCGCCGCCTCGACAGCCTCCGCGCTGACCGAATACATCAACACCCGCATCCGTTTTGCCTGGGAAGCCTACAAGTGGCCAGAACTCAGCACCGTGGAGCGCCGCCGTTTTCGGGAAGATTACAGCGCATCCGAAGTTTATCCCATCGGTTCTGAAATCTTTTTTGAAAACAACTACTGGCGCAAAGTTTTAACGACTGATGCCGGTGTAGGCCCAGACACCTCATTCAGCTACACGCTGCATGACAAGACCCAGATCTACGCTGACAACGCAATCGTCCTAAAAGACAAAATCTATTACGAAGCCAAAAAAGCAGTCATTGTAAATATCGAGGTTACTAACACTGCGTATTGGGAGCCTTACAATCGGGCGCTAGGCGCAGAGGCTTGGCAGATAGCCACAGATCCCGATGATTCCACTTATCCCGTGTGGAGTGCAGCGACCGCTTACAAGCAAAGTGCACAAGTCTTACATAACGGCAAATTCTACTTTGCAAGAAGCAACATGGTTGCTGGCGTCGTCCCTGGCGCAACCGGCTCAAACAATTTCTGGGTGCAGATCAAAGTCTATTCGGACTTTATCCGCAGCGTGAATTTCGAGCAGCAATTCACGCTCACCAGTTCTTCGACCCTGGCCACGCCCATCGGCGAAGTCATCCATGTCTATGCTCAAGATCCTCGCATTGCCCGTTATGCCGAGCGTGTGAATTTCTGGGTCACGGATGCTGGAATCATTTGCGGCTCGACGCAGTTCACCAACCTCACACCCGACGAGGTTTACATCGAGTTCACGAAGCGCCCGAACCTTTACAACACCAACTCCGGCGACGCCGACTTCCCACGCGTTCTCAGTGAGTATGTCAAATTCGCCGCCGCCGCCGACGCGCTGCGCGAAGATGGTCAGTTCGATAAAGCCGTCTATATGGACGGCCTCGCCGCCGACGCGCTCCAAAAAGAGATCGACATCATCGAACTCAAGCAGGGCCAAACTCGCCTGCAAGGCAACCGGCGCGACCTGTTCCCCAGCACGCCTATGCAACGCGCCTCGTCCAGCCCCATCGCTAGTGTTCTCGACAGAGCCCCTCGCCAGTAACCGATGAAAACAATCCGCCTCCAGCAACTCATCGACAGCATCGTGGCACGGGCGGGGATCGACCCCGCCCTGCCCGAAGCCGCTTCGAAAGTGCATGGCCGCCTCTCCAGCGGCCAGGCCATGCTGCTTGCGGATTACATCTCCTCGGCTCTTGATGACGCCTGGACATTCTTTGATTGGCCGGAAATCCACCTCGTCGAATCCCGCACCCCGCTCGGCGCGGGATTCGTCGAAGGCGGTTACACCTACGAAGCGGACTATGTAGGCACCATCTCCTACATTGGCCGCGCCATCGAAGGCTCCGCGCCAGACCAGCCCCTTTGGCGTATCAAGCGAATCACGACCACGGAAAGTGGTGATCTTCTCAATATCGATACCGCCAACGATGTCGCATGGACCCAGCGCCTCGATGTCTCCTATTTCGAAGATAGTGAGAACGACCCCGCCTCCGAGATTCCCTACATCTACCTGGCCAATGCCGGAGCCACTCCCATTGGCGAAATCACCGCCGTCTGGGATTCCGACCCCTCCGGCCTCGCCGACAAACTCCGCTACACCCTCACCGCAGACCGCATCCTCATCACCGATACCGCCTACTCATCCGGCCCCGTCTTTGTCGAATTTGCCCTGCCGCAGCCGGAATTTGCGTTGTCGGACTATGACAGCAACCGCACTTATCAACCAGGCACACTCGTTTATTCTGCCGAAAAAGGCGACTGCTACAAAGCCCTCATCGAGTCCCAAGGCGAGCCTCCCGGCACCTCTGCCTGGCAAAAGCAAGCCATCCCCGCGTTCCTTGCTGACTATGTGAAAGAAAAAGTCATCGGCGAGCTTTTGCTTGCCGCCGACAAGCCCGACCGCGCCGCTTACCAATTCACACGCGCCGAAGGCGTGCTGCTCCGCAAAATGGACGACGCCTGGCTCCGCAAAGGCGAAGTCCGCCGCTGGTCCGCTTCCTTCCAATAACCCCCTATTGACACCCCTCCCGATAATTCAATTAACGACATGAGCAACCCCACCGTCCAGATCGCCGCCCGCTCCTCTGCTGGCATCGTGCAGCCCGTCCAAGCCACATCAGATGGGGCTCTGCGAGTCACCACCGGATTTCCAGTTCCTCTCTACGACAAGTTTGAAGTCTTCAAAGTCGGTGCCACGAACAACACCGATTACACCGAATACTCCTTCGCCGGAACGGCAGTCGCCCGCATCAAGATGACCTATTTCGGCGGCGTTCCCGCGACCGACAACGCCCAACTCAAAACCTCTTTCGTTCAGTATCCCCCATTCGCGTAAGCATGTCGCAGATCGCCTTCGATCCCCTCACTGGCAACCTCATCAGCACGACCGCTCAGGTGGCGCAGCTCGACTCCTCGGGCCAGATCAGCGGCGCGATGATCCCCGACGATTTCGACGATGTGCAGCGTTTCCCGACTCTCGCCGATTTCCCCGCCGAAGGCGTCGTAGCCCGCATCTATTTTTCAGCCGACAACAATGTCCCACACCGTTGGGATGTCGAAACCCTTTCCTACATCCCCATCGTCGCCGATTCGGACGGCGGTGAGTTCTAGGACTAACCCCGCAGAACAACCCCAATACCCCTAAAACATCATGGCAAATATCAGAATCAAACGCCGCTTGACCGGCGCAGCAGGAGCCCCCGCAAGTCTTCTTTCGGGTGAGCCAGCGTATAACAAAGTTGACGGCATCCTCTACATCGGCGACGGCTCCGCAGTCGTGCCAGTCGGTGGTGCTCACTACGCGACCGCAGCAGCCCTCGCCAGCGAGAGCAGCGCCCGCACATCGGCAATCTCCTCGGAGAACTCCCGTGCCGTTGCAGCGGAGCAAGCCCTCGGCACACGCATCGACAATGTCCTCAGCAATGTTGACGGCGCAGCCCTCGACTCCCTCACGGAAGTTGTCTCGGCCTTCCAATCGGCAGACAGCACGCTGAATGGTGCCATCACCAGCCTCGCTACCAGCGCCTCCTCGGCCCTCACAGCCGAAGTCAACCGCGCCACCGCAGCCGAAGGCGTCATCGCCGCCAATCTCGCCACCGAGATCAGCGACCGCGCTGCTGCCATCACGACCGTCCAATCGAACATCAACACCGTTGCAGGCAATCTCTCCACAGAGACCTCCGCTCGCACCAGTGCTGATTCCACATTGACCTCGAACCTCTCGAGCGAAATCTCGCGTGCGACCGCCGCTGAAGGCGTCATCGCCGCCAATTTGGCGACCGAGATCACGGATCGTGCCTCAGCAGTGACCGCAGTGACCAACTCGCTGAACAGCGAGATTTCACGCGCCACAGCAGCCGAAAATTCTCTCGATTCGCGTTTGGACGCCATCGAAGCCGAGATCGACGGCGGCAGCTTCTAAGCTCCCCTCCCTCCCCACAGCGGCGGTGCGGTTCCAACCCGCCCGCCGCCCCAGGGGCCCTTTCTTAAAACTTAATCCTTAAAACTTAAAACTTCCCAAATGGCCACGGTCATAAAACTCCTCCGCAGCACGGTAGCAGGCCGAGTCCCTACCGCCGCGCAAGTGGCGCAAGGGAGCCTCGCCATCAACTTGGCCGACCGCCGACTTTACAGCAAAGACCACACCAACGAAGTTTTCCGCCTCGCCCGCCCCCGCGACCCCTCGGACTACCAACTCCTCCACGCCGCAGACGGCAACCACCTCTACCTCGGCCGCCTCGCCTGGGCAGACTACCCCGCCTCCGGCCCCGCCGAGGACGCCACCGCCTGGACGGTCTACAAAATCACCACCAACTCCGCAGGCGATGTCGTCTCGGAGCAATCCGCCACCGGCGCGTGGTCAAACAAAACCAACCTCCAATTTTCTTAAACCCAAAAAATCCAAACACCATGAACGCTACAGCACCCATCGAAATCAACGGCAGACAATACCCAAAATTTTCGCTCAATTTGGCCATATCGGGCCGGTATCTGGGCGATGGTTCTTCAGACGCCAATGTCGCCATGCGTTTGGTCCCCACTTGCATTGAAAACGGAGAGGTCATAACTGCTGACGCCGAGGCCAAGGGCATCGCTCTCGGATCACTGGCAGGTGCAGACGCCGCAACTCAGCAGGCCGTAGGCGCGATCCAAGCCGCCCTCCAATCCTACATCACCGCGAAAGGACTTTAATTATGGCAACCTACTTTGCCCGCAAAGCCGGGAACATAAACGCCGCCGATGTCTGGGCTACCGCGCCCGCCGGAACGGCAGCGGCGGTCACATTCGCCAGCGGCGATGTCCTCATGGCCAATTCATTCGCCATCACGGTCAATGTGTCGCTTGACCTTGGCGGCACGGGGCAACTTCGCAACGACACCACAGGGGGAGCAACAGGAGGCGGAGGATTCACGCTCTCGGACGGAATTACGCTCACGGCAAATATCTTTGCAGGCACAACCACCGTTGCTTGTGTGACAGCCAATCCGTCTACCAACATATTTATTGTGGGGAATGTTACGGGCGGAACTGGCGGATCAAGCTCTGCTCATGGAGTTGTTACCGGAATAAATACAGGGACACTAACAATAACTGGTAACCTAACAGGCGGTGCAGGGTTGTCAGCGGGAACTGCCGCTGTTAGCAATGTGGCTGCCATATTGGTTGTGGTTGGAAATGTCACAGGCGCGTCTAACACTTCATTTGGAACAGGCGAGGGAATCCGCCTAACTGGGGCCGGTAATTGCACGATAACTGGAAATGTGACGGGTGGTGCGTTTTCCACAAATTATGGTGTAAGAGCAACTTCAACAGGCAATACAACTGTTGTAGGTCAAGCCATCGGTGGCGTTGCCGCACCTGCAATCAACAACGAATCCACGGGTCAAGTCACCGTAACCCGCGCAGTCGGCAACGGCTTTGGTGGTGGCTCTGTTGGGTTGTCCGCAGCGGTCGGCGTAAGCAATGTGGTGAGTCAATCGTCCATTACAATCGTTGAGCAAATCGAATTTGGAACCCTTGGCCAAAGCCCAGTCAATGGCCGCATCCGCCTCAAAAAAATGGGAACTAATGTGGCCGTCTTCAACTTCTGCGACACCGCAGGCGCAAAGACACTCATCGACGCAACGCAAAACGCCGCAATGCCCGCCGCCAGCAATGTGCGCAGCGGCGTGAGCTACGCGAGCGGTGCTCTAATCGGATCGTGCGAAGTGCCAGCCGCTTCGTCGGTGGCTTTTGGCGTCTCTGTTGACAACACAACAGGCACAGCCTTACTCACAGGCGCAGCCGTAGCAGCATCCGTGTGGGGAGCGGCAACACGCTCCATAACGGGTGGCACGGTTGATACCCTCACCAACCCGCCGACCGTGCCAACGGTCGTCCAAATTCGCCAAGAGATGGACAGCAATTCCACCAAGCTCGCAAACCTTGACGCCACCGTCTCAAGCCGCCTCGCGCCATCCGGCACACTGGCAGTCGTCACGACATTGACCAACGCGCCAACCGTCCCAAGCGCCGCTTCAATCCGTGCTGAAATCGACAGCAACAGCACACAGCTCGCAGCCATCAAGGCAAAGACAGACAATCTCCCCGCCTCGCCAGCAGCGACCGGAGACATTCCTACAGCCGCGCAGAACGCCACCGCCGTCTGGTCCAAACCGGCAAATGAATTGACGGTGGCAGACTCCATCGGTGAACGCGCAAAGCAACAAAGCACGGTATCAATTACTGGCGCTCAACTCGCAGCCGCCCTCAGCTAATGGACACTCACCAAGCCACCGCCTCGTTCACCGGCCTGCTTGCTACGGCGACGGGGCTCACGGTCTCCATGCTGCCGGAGCTTGAAGCATGGCTGCGTGTGGCCTCGCTCGTCATCGGCTGCGCAGTCGGCCTCGCCTCGCTCTATGCCATCCTCAGAAACAAAAAGCACCCCCATGAATAACATCCTCGCCCGCCTCAAAGAAAAATCCACCTACGCTGGCCTCGCCGCACTCCTCAGCGCATTCGGCCTCGTCATCGACCCCGCCTTGTTTGGCCATGCCTCGACAATTCTGATCTCCCTCGTTGGCCTCTACGAAATTGTCCGCCGGGAAAAGAAGTAATGATCCACCCCGCCCAGATCGTCACCGGCCTCCTGGCCACGGCGTTTGCCGTAGGAGCCCTCCTACTCCTCGGCGGATGCAGCACTCTCGGCGTCTCGCTCCAGACGGACTACGGACAATTTTCCTACACGCTCCCCGAGGTGCCAGCCCTCAAGGATAAATGACCACAGAGGACACAGAGAGCACAGAGGTAGAACTTAAAACTTAATTCTTAAAACTCCTGATGCTCCCCCCGAGCCGTCCCCAACAAGCCAAGTCTAAAACGCAAGCCCTGCTCACCAAGGCCCGCGTGGATGATGCCGTGGCGCTGGTGGGCATTCGTGGCTACTACCGCGACAGCATGGGAGTGTCAGGCGAGAATGACCGGGGCATCTACGACGACGCCATTTTCCTTGTCTCGCCAAACGCCTACGCCACCTTCAACGCCAACACCGATCCGAGCGTGAAGCGCCAAGGCATCGCTGTTCTAAAGCCTGGCGTGCATCGCTACCGCAAGGGCAAGCATGGCCTCAGTAAGCCCGGCGGCGGCTACCCCGCCCTCCGCCCCGCAAACCCCGCCGAAGAACTCCCCGTGACCCGTGACGGCCAAGGCGACAGCATGGGCATCGCCATCAACATCCACAAAGGCGGCTTCCGCACCACCAGCAGCGAAGGCTGTCAGACGATCTACCCCAGCCAGTGGGAGTCTTTCATTTCCCTGGTCTATTCCGAAATGGACCGCGCCGGGCAGAAGACAATCCCTTACCTGCTCGTCGAGGAGGAAGCATGAGCGCCAAACGCAAGCCCGCCACCCGCAAAGCCGTGCTGGAGCGCATCCGCAGGGAGCTCGTCGAGCAATTCGATGTCGGTCTCGCAGTGGTGAGTTGGGAGGAAGGTGGCACGACCTACCACATGGATTTGAAATTCGGGAACCAATACGCCGTCGAAGCACTGGCCGACAGGACCAGCGACATTTTGTTCCCCATGGAAGACGACGAAGAAGAAGAGGAGGAAGAAGCATCATGAAAACATCCTGGAGTTCCATAGCCCGCGAGCAAGCGGACAAGGCGCACAAGACCGAAGTCGATGCGCTCAAAGCCAAGCTCGCGCAATACCAAGCCAGCGTCGAGTCGCTGGAGAAGCAACTCGGCATCGCCTTGAGCCTCGGCAAGACACGCATCCGCCCGCAGCCGCTCTCGGTCTCGATGAACGACAAAGCCGAGGCCGTCGCCATCGCGCTGGCCAGCGATTGGCATGTGGAAGAGACGGTGGAAGCGGCATCGGTAAACGGCCTCAACGAATACCGCCTGCCCATCGCCAAGACTCGCATTGAGAAATTTTTTAGCACCATTTGCCGCCTCACCGAAATCGAGCGCGGCGGGGCCAAGATCGACGACCTCATCCTCTGGCTCGGCGGCGATTTGATGACCGGCATGATTCACGAAGAACTTGCCGAATCAAACAGCAAGACTCCGACGCAAGTCATCCTCTGGCTCCAAGACCGCCTCGCAGACGGCCTCGCCACCCTCAAGCCGCATTTCAAACGCATCATCATCCCGACAAACTACGGCAACCACGGCCGCACCACCGTGAAGCCTCGCCACGCCACAGGTGCCGCGCACTCTTACGAATGGCTCCTCTACAAAATTCTCGAAGGCCGCTTTCACGGCGACCAGCAGATCGAATGGCAGATTGCGGATTCCTACTTCAACTTCATGACGGTCTATGACCGCCGCCTGCGCTTCCACCACGGCGATGGACTCAAATTTCAAGGCGGCATCGGGGGCCTCACGATCCCTACCGAAAAGGCAATCGCTTCATGGAATAAGTCGCCCAACCGAGCCGACCTTGATCTCTTCGGGCACTGGCACCAATACCAGCAAAACCGGCACTGGCTCTGCAACGGAAGCCTCATCGGCTACAACGCCTACGCCCTCTCGATCAAAGCCAGCTTTGAACCGCCGACGCAGACCTATTTCCTGCTCGATAAGAAACGCGGCCGCACCATGACCTCCCCCATCTACCTATGACCTGGAAACACCTCGCCAAAAAGTCCAACTCCCTCCCGCCCGGCTGGAGCACCGCCGACGAAATCGCCGCCGACCTCGACTGCGAACCAAGCGAAGTCCCCAAAATCCTCGCCGCCGCCATCCGCGACGGCCAAGTCGAGAAGCAAAACTTCCCACACTGGCAACCCGGCAGCCGCCAACTCCTCTACCAAACCGGCTACCGCCAACGCACGGCTGGAACCAAATCCTCCCCCGCCGCAGCGGAAACCATCCCCGGCATCCCTGGCGATCTCCTGCCAAAAGTCCGCGAGAAAATCCTCGCCCACCCGCACAAAACCGCCAGCGGCATCCGCGACCTTTTTAGCAGCAACAACCGCCGCCGCCTCAGCACCCCGGCCATCCGCACCCTCCTTGACAAACCTCCCCACAATAAAAGGTAGATGCCCGATGACCAAACAATCGTAGAAGGTGATGCCGGATTCCTCGGCATGGCCTCCCGCCTCAACCCGCTGCAACTCCAGCCGGGCATGGTGCAATACTGCGAAAACATGCGCCTCGACCGAGGCGTAGCCCAGACTCGCAAAGGCGCGAAGCGGGTGGCTAATGAAATCTCGCTGCCGGGAGATTTTCAGTTTGTCCGCTCCACGGGAGCATCGATGACTCTTGCCGCAGACCGATCCATCACAATCACCCGCAGTGGCACGACAGCCACCGCCACCATTGCCTCTGGGCATGGCTACGCGGCCAATGATCTCCTCAACATCCGAGGCGCGACTCCAGACGATTACAACGGCGATTGGTTTATCACGAATGTGACGGCTACCTCGTTTAGCTACACGCTGCCAAGCGATCCGGGAGTGAATGCGAGTGGTTCGATTTTTGCTAACAAGGGGCCGATCATTAAACAGGTCTATGAAGGTGGAATTTTCGCCTCCGGCCTCTACTCGTCGCCGCGTCTGGATAATGCCAGTGAATATATCGTCCTGGCTGGACCAAGCTCGGCTTTTTTGTGGAAGCAAAATGGGAGTGTCATTTCCAAAAGCTACCCAACCACAGACACCATTCTTTCAACAGATGATGTCTCGATCCTGCAAGCCTTCGACAAACTTTACATCCTGCGCGACCGGGCAGAGCCAAAGATTCGCATCAGCGGCATCACGCAGACCGGCGGCACGCTGAATACCCTGCGCGACATCTGGCTTTTCAGCACCACCAGCATGATTGCGGTGGGCGACCTCGGGACGATTCTTTCCTACAATGGCAAAATCTGGGCGGCGCAAGTGACCGGAACCGACGAGGGTATCAATGCCATCTGGGCGGCCAACGCGACGAATGCTTGGGCGGTCGGAAACAACGGGACGATCTTGAGATGGAACGGCGCGTCTTGGACTGCGCAGACCAGCGACACGACAGAAAACCTCTTGGCTGTGTGGGGCACCAGCGCCTCGCATGTCGTCGCGGTAGGGACTAACGGGACGATCTTAATTTACAATGGCACATCATGGTCTCCGCAGACGAGCAACACCGCCTTGACTCTGCGTGGCGTGTGGGGCACGGCGGCAAATAATGTTTACGCCGTGGGCGACACCGGCACCATCCTGCGCTGGAACGGCACGGCATGGGCAACGCTCACCAGCGGCACGACCGATTCCCTTAATGCCGTGTGGGGCACGGGTAGCACAAACATCTACGCGGTGGGAGCCTCGGGGCGCATCGTGCGTTCGACCAATGGCACGGCATGGACTTCGCTGACAAGCGGAGTGACCGACACGCTCAACGCCGTATGGGGCTCTGGCACGACTAACATTTTTGCGGCTGGCAATGGCGGCCGGTTGCTGCGCTCGACGGATGGCACCACATGGGTGGCTCTCACCTCCGGCACAACGGGCGACCTTTATGGCGTGCGAGGCAGTGCCTCCACCAACCTGGCTGCCGCAGGCTCTGCTGGCACCATTCTCCTCAGCACAAACAGCACGACCTGGACCGCCGTGGTGCGTGGAGTGGCCACCGCCACCAGCGCTGCACCGCATGGCTACAAGGTCAACGAGGCGGTGCGAATCAGCGGAGTGGTCGATCCGGCCACATTGCCGGAGGGCGTCACGACCTCCGAAGCATACAACGGCGAATTTATTATCCGCTCGGTGCCCAGCACGACCACCTTCACCTACTCGGTGCCGGGCACCACTTTTGCCTTGGCGGCAGGAGCGATGTTCAGCCAGCGCGTGCAGCCTTCGCTAATCTGGGATGGAGATCCCGACACCAATTTCACCCGCGTCAACATAGGCACGCTGGCCTCGCTCAATTCGCTTTCCTTTATCGGCATGCCTTCCACGGCGATTGCGACCTACTTTAACAACCAAGTGGTGGTGGCGCGTGGCCGCGACGAGATTTTGGTTTCCGATGTTTTCGATGGCGAGACCTACGACGCCATCCTCAAGACCTTTCGAGCCAATGCGGGGTCGAACGATTACATCGTGGCCGTCCACCCATTCGCCGAGCAGCAGCTTCTTATTTTCTGCCGAAATTCGATTTACTTGGCGACCGCTGCCTTGGATGCCTCGGGCAACATCGATCCGGTCAACAGCTCGCTCATGCTGCTCACCAACGAAGTCGGCTGCGCGGCCCGCCGGTCGGTAGTGACCGCAGGCACGGCGGTATTTTTCCTCAGCGACCGGGGAGTTTTTCGGCTAGATAGCCAGTTTGACCTCAAGCTGCGCGGCAATACCAAACCGCTCTCGGACGAGATCAGCGACCAGATTGCAAGGATCAACACCAACGCCATTACAAAATCCTGCGCGGCCTACTACGACAACCGTTTCTACTTGGCCGTGCCACTCATGGGCGACGACAAGCCGGTGACTTCGCTGATCCGCCCGAATCTGGCGACCAATACTGCCCGCGCCACGGTGGCCAAGCATGGCTACAAGGCCGGTCAATTCATCACCATCAGCGGCGCGGTGCAGGATGCCTACAATGGCACCTGGGCGATCAGCAATGTGACGACGAACACCTTTGATTTTGTTGTGCAAAACCTGCCGGATTCCCCGGCCACCGGCACGATCCTCGCCAATCGCGGAGCCACCGCGCCGACGACGGTTTTTATTTACAACATGCTCAACCAACAATGGGAGAGCAAGGACACCTACAATTTTCCTCTCGACGGGTTCATTGTCGCCACCTTCGGCAAGGAGCGCCGCCTTTTTGCCAACTCGGTCAATGGACGCCTCTACCTGCTGGATGAAAGCGCGGACGGCTACGACGACACCCAGACCGCCGATGACCAATTTGAGTATGTCGAAGGCACTCTGCTCACCCGGCGCTACACCTGGGGCACTCCGAGCCCGAAGCGCATCCACCGCCTGCAAGCCAATGTCCTCACCACTACGGACCACGACGATATGGCTTTCGATGCCATCACGCTCGACCCAGACACTGACGAGCAAGCCTTGGCATTGAGCGAGTCTAACTACGAAGGACCGGAAGATTATTCACTGAAAGCCTCCGTGCGTCTCCGCGCCTCTGGATTCGAAGCTCGCTACCGCACGCTGCGAGGCCGCCCCACACTCCGCCAAATCACCGCTGACGCCCAAGTCTCTCCCGGCGCGATGCGAACCCACACCATCAAATAACCATGGCCACACTCACTAAAGGTAAAACTTTCACATCCAACGAAGTCGTCACTCCGACTAAGCTTAATGATTTGGTCGATAAGGCAACCATCTCGGGAATCGTCGATGCGGACATCTCGGCCTCCGCTGCCATCAGCCAAGCCAAAATCGGCACCATCTCCACCGCTGGCAAGGTCAGCGGCACGGCGATCACCTCTGGCAATATCTCGACCTCTGGAAGCATCTCGACTTCCAGCAACCTCTCGGTCTCGGGCACCTCAACCCTCACCGGAAATGTCACTATTTCCACCGGCAACCTCAGCGTCGGTAGCGGCTATATCTCAGGCAAAATCAATCCGAACTGGATCAGCAAAACCAACGCCAACAACAACGAAACCGTTTCTGACGGCGACCTCATCTCCGCCGATACTCGGTCGGCAGCTTTTACACTCAGGCTGCCGGCGAACCCGTCCAAGTTTCATCAAGTCATATTCGCCGATCACTACAAGACTTGGGATCAAAGTGGAAAGAACCTCACAATCGACCGCAATGGGAAGCTCATCGAAGGGCTGGCGGAAAACCTTACCTGCAATGTGGGCGGGAAGCAATTCACTCTCCGCTATGAAGAAGCCACGATTGGCTGGAGAATTTACACCGTATGAAACTAAACTCGTATTATCCAGAACCTATCTCGGCGTGGGCCTTTATCGAAGGAGCTATCCCAGACATTGGAACAAGTGGTGTCACTTTCTCACGCATTAGCAGCACCGTGGTGCAAGTGAATAAAACTGCCCATGGTTTGCAAGATGGCTGGTTTGTGACTTTTGACGCTCTTACCGGAGCGCAAGCGTATTTGAATGGAACTTGGCCAATTTCAAGTAGAACCGAAAACTCTTTTCAGTTTACGATCAGCGGAGCCACGGTGCCTGCGGGCACTCTGACGGTGGCCAATGGAATGCCCACACGCATTCGGAAATCCTTCAATGTGGCTAAAGCGGGCCGAATAGCAAATGGCCGCTACAAAATATATTTTTCCAATGCAATGGATGACAGTGATTTTATCGCAATCGGCAATGCCGTGTATAACGGTCAAGCATATAATGGGGATCTTTGGAATGAAAATTTATATTTAGAAACAAATATCGGGGTCGGAATGATAGCCCAATCAACATCATTTATTACAATGCAAACATCTTATTGGAACAGGTCAAACTACAATGTCAAAGACCTCCATATCGCCGTCATAGGGGGCATCAACTAATGCTCCCTTGGGAACGAGCCCGCAACTGGCATGACGATCACACCACAGAATCTTTTGAATCGCTCCTCGGCTGGCACATGGCCCACGGCCTCGTTTTCAACACCCCGCAAGTTTTCCTCCTCGCGCACGAAACCCACTACTCCCCAGACACCAACACCATGACCTACGACCTCCCCCCCAACGCCTGGTTCGTCGAACTCGCCGCCGCGACCAACCACGCGAATCCCGTCCGCGAATTTCTCCGCGTTGCCACCCGCCCGCAAGAGTGGGCCATCTGGCACCGCCGCAACTCCTTCGAGCCCCACGCCTACCCATGGGCCAAACTCGCCCGCCGCGTTGGTCTTGGAGGGACGACCTCCGTGTCGTCCGTAGCTCACGAAAGGGGGGTAGAGTAATGGGTGGCAAAGGACCTAAAAAACCAAAGATGCAGCCGGTGCCCGAGGCCGCCGAGCCGCTGGACTATGAGAAAATGTTCGCGGCAGCGCGGGAGAACTCGCGCCTCATCAGTCAAGACCAGATCGACCAACTCAAAGCGGCCTATCCCGAGTTTGAAAAGCTCCAACTCGGCACGATTGATAAAGTCTCAGCCAACCTCAACAACGAATCCTACCGCGAAGCCAAGGCCGGACTGGATGCGGTAGACCCCCGCAACAACGCAATCTCGAAGCAACTTAACGCCTCCGCCCTAGCCGATCTTCAACTCGGACGCGCTTTAAGCCCCGAGCAAGAACGCGCCGCCACCCAAGCTGCCCGGGCCGGAATGTCCGCCCGTGGCCTCGGCGTCGGCAACGCTGCCCTCGCCGCCGAAGTGCTAAACCGTGACGCCTTCGCCAGCCAGCGCGAAGCGCAACGCCGCACCTTTGCAGGCGCTGTCATGGCTGACACGAATCAGACCGCTCTCAATGTCGCCAACCAGCGAATGAACTACGACCCCTACCAGCGGGCCTTTGCCCCCGGCGCCTCCTTTGGGCAAGGGTTGAGCGGTCAAGCGGGCGGAATGGTCGGCCAAGCCTACGGAACAGCTCTTAATACAGTTACAAACACAAATTCATTTAACGCCAACATGCTTGAATCCCGCCGCAACACGGTGCAAAACAACAACGCCGCCCTCCAAAGCGCCTACATGGGAGCCAAGGCCAGCGACAATGCCGCTAACATGGGCCTCCAGGGAGCCGCCATGGGAGCCAGCGCCGTCATCGGAGCCGCCGCCGCTGCCTGCTGGATCGCCCGCGCCGCCTTCGGCACGGCCACCACCCGGTGGAAGGACTACCGCCGCGCCATGCTCCGCCATGCCAGCGACCGCACCATCCGACTCTACTGCCAGCACGGCCAAGCCATCGCCGCCGCAATCACCACCCCCCTCCGCCGCCTCGCCGCCCGCCTCACACTCCGCACACTTCAATGGTCCTGGAACTAACAGAGAAAATCCGGCTCGAAGGAGCCCAACGCGCCTGCACGCCAGAAGAAACTCTGGAGCGCATGCGCCCGCATTTCCACACCGCAGGCATTACCCGCCTCGCCGAGATCACCGGGCTCGACCGCATCGGTATCTGTGTGGCTCAGTGTATGCGGCCCGACGCCATCGTTCTGGCCGTGGATTCCGGCAAAGGAGCCACCATCGAAGCCGCCAAATGCTCGGCGATGATGGAGGGCTTCGAGCGCCATGTCGGTGAGACCAGCCGCCCGCCACACACCCTGGCCTCCGCCGCACAACTCGGCGACCTCGCCGAGACCCGCCTGCCCATGATCAAAGGCGCGGTCTTCCACCCCTATGCCGTCATGCCATGGACCGAGGTTTTGGGTCTGCGCAGCGGAGCGCCCCGCATGGTGCCCACCGACGCCGTGCGACTCATCGCCCGCCCCGATCCCGCTCCGCTGACCAGCATGCCCTTTGCCTACACCAGCAACGGCCTTTCCTCCGGCAATACCTACGCCGAGGCCGTCGCCGGGGGGCTCTACGAGTGCATAGAGCGCGACTGCACCGGCATCGCCCAGCGGCGCTTGCAGGATTTTCCACGCGTCGATCTCGACACCATCACCGACCCCACCGTCTCCCGCCTCGTCCGCACCCTGCGCGAGGCCGATGTCACCCCGGTCCTCATCGATGTCACCAGCGACATCGGCGTGCCCGCCTACATTTGCTACCTCATCGACTGCGACAAAGGATTTGGCGTCAACAAAGGCTACGCCGCCCACCTCGACCCCGCCATCGCTCAAGCCCGCGCCATCACCGAGACCATCCAAGCCCGCGCCGTCTGGATCGCTGGGAGCCGAGACGATTTCTTCCACCACCTCCACGAGAAGGTCAAATCCACGGACTCCGCTGCGGTCCTCGCCCGCCTCTACAAGCACGCCACCATCAGCGCCAACGCCCACCCCGACCGCTCCGGCGAGACCTTTGAGGAGGACATCGACACCCTCCTCTCCATGCTTGAAGCCGCCGACATCCCCGAGCCGCTGGTTTACGAATTTGACCACCCCTATCCCTGCTCCGTCGTGCGAGTCATCGTGCCGACCCTCGAAGGCTACACCTTCGACTACGCCCAACCTGGCCCCCGCGCTCTTTCCAAATGACACTCAAAGTTGCTGACTTCCACACCCGCTTCACCGACGGCCTGCGCGAAATCATTTGCCCTGCGAAATCCATGGAAGAGCTCATGGATTACCTGGCCAAGAGCTTTCCCGCCTACCACGCCGCCATTTACTCCGAGGGAAAAATCCCCCGCTTTTACATAGTTTTCCGAAACGACGACGACATCCGCTACCTCGATGGCATGAAGACCTCTCTCTCCGAAAACGATACCGTGACCATCATGACCGCATTCGCCGGAGGCTAACCCATGAAAATCTTCTTCGGCCCCACACGCCCCAGCAATATCCCAGCCGATGCCGACCTCCGGCCCCCGGCCCAGCAAGGCGACATCGCCGCCGCCGCGCTCGAAGGGCCAGACACCCTCATCCTCCTCGACGGATTTTTCCACCAAAGCCTCGCTCCCTGGCACAAGGAGATCCTTTTTGCCATCGAGCAGGGTTGCCGCGTCATTGGCGCAGGCAGCCTCGGAGCCCTCCGCGCCGTCGAGTGCGCCCGCTACGGAGCCGAGCCCGTCGGCCTCATCGCCGAATGGTATGCCGACGGCACCTGCACCGACGACGCCGATGTCGCCGTGGCCCACGGCCCCGCCAGCGAGGACTACAAAAGCTACACCATCCCACTCGTCAACATCCGCGCCACGCTCGACGCCCTCTCCGCCGATGGGTTCCTCCCCACCGCCGAAGCCCGCCAGCACCTCGCCACCATCTCCCGCATCTACTACCCCGAGCGCACCTGGTCCGCCATCGAGTCCGTGCTCCCGGCATTGGATTTCCAAGCCCTCAAGCACAACCTCATCGACCAAAAAGCCAAAGACGCCGCCGCCGCCATCCGTCACGCCCAGCAGGCCCCGCCGCCCGCCACCCGCGATCTCCCCCGGCACATCCACACCGCCTATTTCACCGCCCTCCTAGCCAACGACCTGCCGACCAGCAACGGCCAACGACAGCACCACCTCGCCAGCGAGGCCGACCGCACCATCGCCACCGACCGCCACCTCGTCTCCGAGCTTGCCCAAATGCTCGGCATCGTCACTACACCAGACGACATCTTCGCCGCCAGCACCCGCATGTGGCACCGACTCGGAATCACCGACTCGGAAACCGCAAAAGCCTGGCTCGCCGCCAATGGCTGGACCGACCAGCAATGGTTCGCCCACGCCCAACGCGAAGCCCTCCGCCAAGCCGCCCGCGATTGGCACGCCGCCAGCGGAGCCTGCCTCGATACCGTCCCACTCACCCTCGCCCACAACCTCCTCAACCCAGCCTAACCATGCAATACGCCCCCGCCGTCACCGACCGCTCCGCCGAGATTTATGCCCAAGGAGCCAACAACGCCACGAACATCCGAGCCCAAGGCCAAGCCAACTTCCAAAACTCCCTCACCTCGTCCTTCAACACCGCCATGGGGATGGTGAATAAGCGCATCGAGAAGAACGAAACCGACAACGCTAAGATGGAGCAATCCATGGCATCGGGCCAAGCCATGATGAGCCTTTCCGATAACTACGGAGAGCAGGGTCAGAATTTCAAAATGTCTCTTGGCAAAGCTCTCGAAGACACCAAAGGCAACCCTGATAAAATGTCCGGCGCAGTCATGGCCCACGCCGCTGAGTTTGAAAACATGCAGAAACAGCAAACCGCTGCGAAGACCTACGAAGCCCTCGGCAACGCCTATGCAGGCAAAGCCGCTGCGACCGCAGCCGCGAAAGCTAATGCTCCGATGAAGATGAACTCCGAATCCATCCGCAGCATGGTTACTGAAGCCAAGGCCGCTGGATTCACCGACGACGCCATCAAAGCCAAGCTTGGGCAGCAATACGGCGAGTGGGCCGTGCGCTCCGTTTACCCGCCGCAGAATCAAGGCATTTGGATGGGGCAGTAAAATAGCCCCATGGCCAATCCCCTCCTCGACGCTCTTCTTGCGGATCGCTCCGCCAGCGACCCCGCATTTCCTGATCCTGCCGCCGCACCGACGCCGGAGGCGGGTGCCCGCATGATCGACTTCGCTACGGCGCTCCCCGAAGCGGAGCCTTTGTCTGGAGACGAGATCACTTTCCCTGGCGAACAAACAGCCGCTCTTGCTCCCTTCGAGGAGGTCGATAGTGAAATGGAATCGCCCGCGACCCCGGCCACCTTGCCGAGAAATCCCTTGCTCGATTCTTTGTTTGCCGACCAGCAAGCCCAAGCCGCCACCCAGCAAGCCGTCGCCGAGGCCACCACACCCGACGACCGCCTCCCCATCGCCACGCCCGAACTCGCCGATGCCCTGGGAGTCCTCGACTACCGCGACCCGCAGGAAGGCGCACGCCGTTCCCAAGCCGCCGCGCTCGGCGAAATCCTCGGCCTCCCCGAATACGAGAAAGTCCAACTCGGAGCCGCCCCCGTCAACGCCGATGGCACCGTCACCATCCGCCGCGCCCAAGCCGTCTCCCCCGAAGCCCAAGCCGCCGCCGATCAGCAGATGGCCCTCATCCAAGCCCAAGCCGCCGCCGACCTCGCGCCGCCCAGCCGCCCAGTGGAATACTACAACCGCGCCGAGCGTGGGGCTCGCCTCGGAGTCGAGGATGTCCGCTCCGGCTTCTACTCCATCGTCGAGAATTTCTTCAAAGATCAACAAAACCCCTACCTTTACTCCTCCCCGCAGACCGCCGAAGCCGATGTCCCCAAGATCGAGACCCGCCTCGCCGATCTCCAGCAGCGCCGCACCGAGTTTGTAAAAGGCGACCTCGGCCCAAACCGCGACCGCATCAGCCCCTTCGACCAGGAAATCTCCAGCCTCACCGGCCAGTTGGAGAAAGCCCGCCAAGCCACAACCGGCGAGCCTGTCACCGAGAACTTCCTTGGCAGCGTCTCCCGCGCCTCCGCCGACCTCGCCACCGAGGCCCGCGAAAACCAATCCGCCATCCGCACCGATTACACCGACAAGCAAATTACTCCCGAGCGCGACAAGGAATTTTGGATGACCGTCGCCGATGGTCTTGGCCGCACCGTGCCTACCGCTGGAGCCGCCATCCTCAATCCCTACCTCGGCCTCGCCATGGGCTACACTCAGGTTTATTCCAATGCCGAGCAGGAGTTCGACCAAGCCGCCGCCCAGACCGGCAAGCCCCTCGACCCCGCCGCCCGCTCCGACTACGCCCACTCCCAAGCACTCCTCCAGACCCCCTTTGAACTCGTCGGCGACCTCGCCCTTGCCAAAGTCGCCCGCGACTCCATCGCTTCCTCCGGCCAAGCCCTTATCCGATCCATTCGGGGCGGAGACACCACCGCCGTCTCCTCCTTCGTCGCCAATCTCCCCCGACGCGCAGGCCAGCTCGGGGCCGCCGCAGCCGGTGAAACCCTCATCACCACCCCGGCCCAAACTATCATCGAGCAGAAAGTCGCCGAGTCCGCCGGAGTCCGCGACCCCATTTCCAACGCCCAGCTCGCCGCCAATACAGGGCAGGCCATGAAAGTCGCCGCCGCCCAATCCCTCCTCCTCGGCGGTGGACCCGTCGCCCTCGAAACCGGCGTCACCACGATAGCCGACAGGCTCCGCCGCCCAACTCCTCCCGCCCAGCCACCGACCCAGCCCGCCCCCATGGGAACGCCGTCGTCCCCGACGGCCCCTCCGTCATCCGCTCCCATCGCCCAGCCCGCCCCCGCCGAAGTTCCCCAAAACTTCACCCCTATTTCCTCCCTCGCGCCCGCCGCCACAGGCCCCGCGCCCCGCACCCTCGGCCAAGTCCGCGCCCCTCAGATCGCCATCGACCCAGCCGCCCTCGATGAAACCTTCGGCCCCGCCACCGGAACTCCCCCTGCCGCCTCTGCTCCCGCTGCAAGCGCACCAACAGCGCCTGAACCGACAGGCTCACCCGAAATGATCACCGGGGAGGGGGCGAGTGTTTCAACCCAGACGGGAAAGTCGACTGCCACTGAGCCCGCAAAAACCGACGCCACGAAGCCACCAGATGATACTGAATTCGGCCCAACATTTCTGGAATTTCAAGGAAACCCGATTGGCGCGTTTTTAAAATTGGAGGAAACAAAATCAGGTCAAGTTCCAGCCGCTTTAAATCATCCAACAGTAGGAGCCGTCGATGTCATCTGGGGGCAGGAAGGTAAAAACAAAGCATCAGGCTTTGGGCTTTCAAAAATTCTTAAACATCATCCCGAAGCTCGCCCTATTCTTGAAAATCTTTTTGATGCTTTTGATGTAAAATCAGAAAACGAAAATACCATTCAACTTGAGCTTGGGGATTATACAGCAGTTCTTCGGAAAAACTACAAAGGAGAGGAAAAGCGCTGGCTTCTTACCTCATTTGGAAGAAATTCTGCCGCCGACGGAAGGACGATGGACGTTCCCGCCCCTGTTACCAAGTCTGGTGACGACACAGCTCCCACCAAAAGCGGCGAAACAAATAAACAACCGCTCAAAACAAATGTCAACCGCTTCAAAAGCGAAGCTGGATACATTGACATTGGAGCCGTTCAAGATTTTGGAAAGTCCATCTACAATGCAGGAATCAGTTTTTCAAATTGGGCCGGTCAAATGCTGGCTCAATTCGGCGAATCGATTTCTTCCGCACTCAAATCAATCTGGTCCGCCGTGTCAGGCGGCAACTACCTCCCCCAAGCCCGCGAGCGTGGAAGTGTCAATTTAGGCGGCCCAAATTTATCAAGCCCCAAGCCCCGCAAGTTCGGCCAATCCCTCCAAGCCGCCCCCGGCGTTGCGCCCGAAGTCAAATCCCGCCTCACCTCGCTGGACTACGATCCCGTCTCGAACGCCCAAACCCTCGCCAACGCCCGCGCCCGCATCGACTCCGCAGGCAGCATCGACACCGCTTTCACCGACCTCATGGGCAAGCCCGCCATCGAAGGCTGGCAGCCCACCGCCGAGGATTACGCCACCGGCATAGAACTCATGGCGCAACTTCAAAACCGGAGCCGCCATGCCGATGCCGCCTCCATCGCCAACATGATGGCCACCCGCGCCACCGACCAAGGCCGCGCCATCCAAGCCCTCTCGATGATTGGTCGCCTCGGGCCGCAAGGCATCGAGCTTTTCGCCCAGAGCCAACTCCAAGCCGCCGCCACCAAGCCCGCCAAGACCGATAAGCAGAAGGCCGATATCCAAGCCAAGATCACCGAGGCCGGGCAGTTGCAAGGCGAGGTGGACAAACTCCGCCGCGACTCAACCACCGCCGCCATCGTCGGCAATAAAGACCTCATCAAATCCTCGCTCCCCGCCGGAGTCGATGCCGTGCAGGTCAACATCGCCATCCGCGAAGCCATCCTCGGCGCACCCACGCCGCTTGCCGCTCAAGCCGCAACCTCATCCATCCTCACCGGCCAAGGTCTTTCAGACAAAGGAGCCGCCCGCATCTCCGGCAGCATCATCCGCGATTTCCTCAAGACCACGCAGGACACCCGCGCCAAAGTCCTCCAAGACCTACTCGCTACCGCCGATTCCGACCGCCGCCTGGATAAATCCAAGCTCGGCTCCCTCATCCGCCTCAACCGCGAAGGCAAGCTCACCGATGCCAGCCTGCACGCAGGCATGGCTAAGATGCTCGGCATCCCGCATTGGAGCGCCGAGCACAGCGCCAAGGTCCGCCGCATCCTCGCCCAGCACGAGAAAGCCACCGACCCACGCATCAAACTTGTCAAAGCCGCCGAAGCCCTCGATGTCGTTTACCGCGACTTCATGCCGCCAGGCTTCCTCGATAAAGTGGACACCATCCAGACCATCGCCATGCTGCTGAATCCTAAAACGGTGATCCGAAATGTGGTTGGCAACACCCTCATGGCTGGGGCAGACCTCGCCGCCGATACTGTCGCCGTGCCGATGGATGCTCTGGTTTCCCTTGGCACCGGCGAGCGCACCCGCACCGGCCTTTCACTCGGTGAACGCATCATGGGTCTCGGAGCCGGGGTAGGGGACATCAAGGCAGGCTACGACTTCGCCCGCTCCGAAGGCCGTGGCCGCATCGGCAGCATCGCCGAGGGCGTCGATACCCTCGTCCGCCTTGGTCGCCTCCAATCCTCGGGCAAATACAACGCCTCCGACATCTCCGCCCTCAGCGGCCCCACCTTCACCGCTCCCGGCCTTCGCCAACTGGAATCCACTCTCGGCCTCGCCCTTTCTATCACTGACCGGGGTTTCTACGAATCCGCCTTCCGCGCCAGCCTCGACACCCGCATGAAAGCTGCCGCCGCCAGTGGCAACCCCATGCTCGCCCCTGATACTGACATGGTGACAGCCGCTCGCATGGATGCTGGCCGCGCCATTTACCAAGACGACAACGCCGCCAGCCGCACACTCGGCGGACTCCGCCGCGTTTTTAATTTCAATCAACGCTGGGGCATCGGCTCCCTGCTGATGAAATTCACCCAAGTCCCCGGCTCGATCCTCACCCGCGCCGTCGAATTTTCCCCGCTTGGATTCATCAACACCGCCTACCAAAGCCTCGCGCCGATGCTCTCCAGCTCCCGCGAGTTCGACCAGAAAGCCTTCACCGATTCCTTCTCCCGCGCCCTCGTCGGCACCACCGGCCTCGTCGCCACCGGCTACTGGCTCGCCCACCTCGGGATCATCTCCGCTGGCAGCGACGCCAAGGACGAAGACAAACGAAACCTCAACCGCGCCACCGGATGGGGAGCCTACAAACTCAACACCAGCGCCCTCAAACGCGCCCTCATGACCGGCAATTTCTGGACCCCGCAGAAACAGCAGCGCGACGACATGGTAATCGGCTACGATTGGGCGCAACCCCTCTCCATCGGCGTCGCCATGGGTGCCTACTCCCGAGAGAATCAAGAGGCCATCAAGCAAGACATCCTCGCAGGTAAGAAGCAAAGCCTCGCCGCCACCGGCCTCAACTGGCTCGCCTACGCAGGCGGCGCAGCCACCGGAGCCATGAACTCCCTCGTCGAACAACCCCTCCTCACCGGCCTCAATCAATTCGCCCGAGATGTCGGCTACGACAACATCCCCGGCGCTCTCCTAAAAACCGCCGCCGACGCCCCCGGCACCTTCATCCCCACCGCCGCCCGGCAATGGATGCAACTCACCGACAACGCCGCCCGCGAAACCCGCGACAGCTCCCCGGCTCGGCAATTTATCAACGAACTCAAAGCCCAACTCCCCGGCCAAAGCCAAACCCTCCCGCCGAAATACGACATCACCGGGCAACCCGTCGAGCGTTGGGCCAAGGACAGCAACACGCTCTTCAATGTCCTCTTCAATCCCTCGATGGTCTCCTATATCAAAGGCAGCCCAGCGCTCACCGAGATGAGCCAGGTTTACAAATACACCGCCGAGGCCGGAGCCATCCCCAACCAGGTCAAGCCAGAGTTCACCGTCGAAGGCGTCAAAGTCCGCCTCACCTCCGAAGAGATCAGCGCCATGCAGAAAGACATGGGAGCCCTCAGCATCGCCGCGCTGGAAAAGTTCGTCCTCTCCGATCCCCGCTACGACAAAGCCACATGGGATATCAAAGCCAAAGCCATGACCCGCGCCCTGGAGAAAGCCAGCACCGCCGCCAAATACCGCATCCTCATGTCTCGCCCCGACCTCAAGACCCGCGCCAAGCAAGAATACGACGCCATCCAAGCCAACCGCGCCGCCACCCAATCCGACATGCTCGCCCCTGTCGGGCCGTAATTTTTGCCCACCCCCTCGGCCAGATTTTTCCAGCTCCGAGGGTAATTACAGCGGCTTCGGCCTCTCCAGCAGGGCGTGGTAGTGCTTCTCGACGACATCCATCGAGTCGCGCAGCAGCTTTGCCGCAACCTCCAGGCCGTCCCGCTGGGCGATCCGGCTGCCGTATTCCTTTCGCAGATTATAGGCTCCCTTCGCCCCGTCGGGGATGAAGCGCCGCACAAAATCATTGATGCCATCGTGCGTGAGGTCGTCGGCCTCAGTCTTGTTGGCGCGGGGAATGACATACTCTCCACCGCCAAGCGCGGCCTTGATCGCCCGCATCAGGCGGAGATTCACCGGCACGCGGCCATATTTTCCATTTTTGCTGTGAAAGTCGGGGCGCTTGATGAGAACTAAATCCACGCCGCTCTTGTTAGGGAGCCAATCCACCCAATCCCACCGGAGCTTGGCCACCTCGGAGTTTCGCAACCCTGCCCGCCGCATGAGCCAATAAATCGCCCACACGCGGGGATTTTCCCGCCGCAAGGGAATCCTCGCCGCCGCATCCATCCGCCGCAGGATGTCGCGGGGAATCGGCTCGTAGGTTTGATCCTGAGCCTTTCCGCCCGAGACTTTCCAGAACTCCGTCAAATCCGGCAGCGTCAAATCCGCGAAGAGGTGCATCCGCCGCTGGGCCACCACTTGCTTGACCGTCTGCACACTCGATCTCACGCCCGCCTCGGTGCAGCCCGACGCCAGCCGCGCCGTGATCCAACCTCGCAAGACCGGAGCCGTGAGAACCGAATGAGAGGACACGCCGCGCCAATCCGCCTTGCCGCTCGCCTCGGCGACATACTTGGCAAAGCCGCTCGCAGCCTTCACCGCCGATCCGCCGGGGCCGTGGAGCTTGAACCGGTCCACGATCTCCCCAGCCGTGGCATAGCCTGGACGCCGGACGACCTTCGCCAGCTCCTCCTCGTTGCCTGAGCGCAATCCCTCGGAAATCTTTTTAGCCTTCGCCTCCGCCGCCGCCCGCCCGGCTTTGTTGTTGATTGAAACCCCCGTCGCCTTCTCGACCCGCTTGCCGTCAAGCTGCACGCGGTAATACCAGCCATTGCGCGATTCTTTCCAGTAAACCGAAACCTCGTTGTGTTTTCTCATACGGCCGCCACTTTTGTCCGCCACTTTGTCCACCACTTCAATCTGAAATTCTTTGGATGTGGTAAACGCATTAGACAGTCAAAAGCTGGAATTTTCTGACAAGTTACCTAGGGAAACCGGAGATGGTCGCCACTTTGAGGGGGTGAGGGGAATGCAGCCGGAAAGACTCGAACTTTCAACCTTCTGATCCGTAGTTTCTGAATCTATCATTATGTTGCAATAATTTAAGTTGTGCGTCCGCCACTTTGGTCGCCACTTTACATTTTAATTCGGCGGCGTTCTTCTTCGGTGGGTTGGGTGGGGCGGCCGGTGGCTTGGTTGAGTTGCTGGCGTATCCAGGCGCTTAATTTTTCGGGGTGGGAGGCTCGTATCCAGGCGGACTTTTCTTCGGGCCAACAGAAGAATTGGATTTTGGCGGTCATGTTCTCGGCGTCGGGGTCGCGGGCGGCGTTGCGTTTGCCGGTGTTTCCGTGGAGTTGTTGGTCGTTCATTGTGTGGTTGGATATTTGATTAGGATTGTCTCGGCGTTTTCGATGGCGAGAACAAGAAACTGGATGTTGATTTTTGTGGCAATGGGGTTCTCGATCTCTTGGGTGACGCGTTTGGCGGAGTCGGTGAGTAGGGCGAGGCCGGTGTAGAGTTTATGGGGGAAATTTTGCGTCCGTCCGCAGGGTTGTTTTCGACGGGGGCTGAGGGTGATTCGTGAAGTTGCTTTCATGGTTCGGTGCCGGAAGCCGTCCGGCGCGGGTTGAATTTTTATGGGGGTGGGTTGGTTTGGTTTTAATTTTCGCGGCCATCCGCTTTGTTTTATTACGGCTCGGGGGTAGTTACCGGCTGCCCGTCCACGAGGGCGGGGAGGATTTCGGCGTCGTCCTGGGCGAGCTGAGCCTCGGTGGTGTGGCCGGGCTGGATGTCGAGACGGGCAAGCGCCGCCTCCATCGAGGAGGCGGCGCAGGTGAGTTGGTCGGGGGTCATTTGAAAACCTGATCGTGGCGGAGGATTTCGGCGTCGAGGTGGTAGGCTAGATTTGTGGCGCTGCCGAAATTTAACAGCGTGGCGGCTGTGGCGTGGGTCCAGTCGATTTGGGCGGGTTCGCCGAGCATGGCCGGGACTAGGTTCAGAAATTTCCCGGCTTTTTTGACCAGGCAAATTTCGTTGATGCTGCGCGGTCGGTGCGTTTCCATCGTGGAAAGATATTTTTCGGCAAGTTCGGCGGGGTTTTCTATTTCGGTTTTCATTTTGTTGGAACGATAAATTTTGCAACCAGTTTTCCGAGCGTCAGGGTTTGAAAAGCGGGGTCTTCGTCCTCGCCGTCCCATTTGTAAATCTCATATTCGTGGCGGGTGTTGCTTAATCTTCCGCCGTTATCGTCCCAGTCCCAGCGCCGGAGCACTGCGAGCTCTCCCCATATTGCCTGGCCTGCGTTGTGAGGGTTGCCCTGGTCTTCCGGTGGCGTTATGTAGGTGAGGCTCTCGATTTCGTCTTGTTCTTGTGGTGTTAAAGTTTTCATTTTTTGGGTTGGTTTGGTTGGTGGTTGGGTTGTTCTGGGGGGAACGGGGTTTAGTGGTTGAGGATTTCGGGTTTTAATGTGAGCCGGCCTTGGTGGGCTAATTGTTGCACATACGCCATGCCGCCGAAATGCGAAGGTAGATAGCCTTTTTCGGGTTCTAGGGGGATGGCGGCGCAATCGCCTGTTTCGTTATGGCAGATAATCCAAGGGCCATGGTCGGCGATGTGGTGCGGGTAGTTCCTGCGGTTGTAGAAGCTGAAAAGCATGGATTTGGTTTCGGGTGTCATGGTCTTGATGCCGGAAACCGTCCGGCGCGGGTTGGTTGTTGGGTTGTCCTGGGGGGAACGGGATCAGGCGGTTTTGAGCTTTTTCATTTCCTCGGCCAAGGTCCAGAGGGCTCGGTTGAGGTTGGTGTTTTGATCGATGCCGGAAATTTCCCTGGTGCGGCGGCGGGCGACGAGGCGTCCGTTTTCGTTGCGTTGGTTGTAGCGTAGGCCGCCACGGATCAGGTTTTCTTGAACGGCGTTGAGGGTGTTCCACATGGTGGGGGCTGCGTCTTCATGGCGGCGGAGGGTGAGAACCTGATCGGCGGTGACGGGTTTGAGCTTGTCGGGGTCTTCGTATTTGGCGACGAGGGCGGCGCGGGCGAAGGCTTGGCGCTCGCCTTCGGTGAGTTGGAGGCTGGCCATGGATCGGACGCTATCGGAAACCTCGGGCAGCCGGTCGAGGATGCTGACGCAGCCGTCGATGACTTGGCCCTGAATATCTCCCTTGTGGGGGACGCGGATGTCGTCGATGAGGTTTTGAGCTACGACCATGCCGTTGCCGCAGATGAGGCGGAAGACTCCGGCCATGAGGCGATAGGCTGAGGTGCCGTCGTGGGAGTTCAGAAGAACAATCTCGTTATGAGTGCCGCCGACTTGGAGGGGCTGGCTGTCGTGGCGGAGGCGGATGAGGTGCTTGGTGAAGCCGCGTTTGTCTTCGTCGCGGCTGCCGCCTTGCATGACGGAGTAGGGGCGGAATCCTTCCCTGGCGAGGCCGGTGAGGATTTGGCTGGTGGGAATGTAGCTGTATTTATCGGACCGGCTGCCGTGGGCCTGCTCGGCGAATACCGAGGGAGCGATCTGGCGGAGTTGGTCGAATGGAATGGAGCCGCTGCGGCTGGTGTAGTTGATGGCTCCGTTGCTGCGTGTCCTGGCGAATCGTGTGATGTTCATTTTTTTCTGTGCCGGATACCGACCGGCGCGGTTTTTTTGGTTCGAGGTGCCGCCTCGGCGGGCGGGCCGTTTGTGGCCTGCGGGATTAAATCTACGGAGAATTAAAATGAGCGCAAGGATATTTTTATTTTTTGCTGAAACTTTTTTTTGAGATTTTTGTTGACAGGCGCGGAGGCCGATGGAATGGGGCTCGGCGGGTTAGCGGGTTTTTTTCTGCGTGAGTGTGCGGGCGTCGGCTCGCAGGGAATCGAGGAGGGGATTTGCTGCGCCAGGGCAAACGATGGCGATGTGCTGCGGGGGCATTTCGGAGGGTTGGAAAAGCTCGAAGGCGCGGGCTCCGTTGGGCCAGCGGGCGCGGAAATAGTGGGTGAGGGCGCCGGTCTCGGGCCAGCGTGGGCGGCCTGCGAAAGTGGTGTCGGGGCGGATTTTTAAGACGACGGGGGCAGCGCCAAGAACATTGCCGTTCCAATCGACTATCCCGCCGGGTGGGCTGGTGTGGATGGTGATTTCGATGGGGGGCTGGGCGGCGATGGCGCGGGGTGCGTAGGTCTCGCGGGCGTCGGGCTGGGTGGCACAGCCGGTGAGGAGAACGGCGAGCAGGGCGAGAAGTTTTTTCATTGTGGCTGGTGGCTGGTGGCTGGTGAGGTCGTGGATTTGGCCTATCCAGCCGGGTGGGAGTTTTTCCCTGTAGCTGTTGAGGGCGTAGAATCGAAACTCTCGGACGCTCTCAGGGTTTTGACACCAGCAGGGGCTTGCGGGCTCTGGGGTGAGGCTTTTCCCGTTTTTTGGAAGCTGGTTGTTTTTTGTTGTTTAAATACGGCGTGTTCTTTTGCGGCGTCGGTAAGGGCAGCGCGAGCCCAGCCGCCTTTGGTCATGCCGCTCTCAGCGGCTAGGCGTGTGATTTCTTCAAATGTCGAACTATCGACCGAGGTGCTGATGAGAACGGAATCCTTGCCGGGTCCGTTGGTTTTTTTGGGCATGGAATCAACTTCAAAGATTTTCAAAGTTTTTCAATTTTTTTGTTTGACGCTTATAAGAATTCTTATAAGAAATCTTGCAACTGGGGTGAATGCCCCAGGCAAACAAAATGAAAACTATTCAAACGCAAGTCCCCGCAGAGGTTGATTTGATCATCACCGCCCTGGCCAAGCGCCAGATGGTGAGCCGGGCCGCGATCGTGCGGCAGTTGTTAGTCAAGGCGGTCGCTAAGTCCAAGGCACAGGAGGCGGCAATATGAGCCGCCTTTTTTTATGCCGGGCGGTCGATCCGTTCACCGGACCTTTTGGGGACTATGTGAGGGCTTCGAGCCGGGAGGCTGCGCGGGCGAGGTTTTTTGAAATTTTCGGGCTGCGGCCTTTTTCCGTGGAGGTGGAGAAATGAGCGGGGCGGATTTTTTGCGGTTGGCGGGTTATGCCTGGGATTTTGCCTGGGCGGTGAGTCCGGCGCTTTTTTTGGCGGGGTTGACCTGGAGGGTGTCGAGATGATTGAGAAACATTATTCGCCGTCTGAGCTGGCGAAAATCCTCGGGATTTCGCGGGCGGGGATGCATCTCCGGCTGCATGACGGCACATTCGGGCATGTCCGCCTCGGGGATCGGGTGCTAATTCCCGAGAGTGAGGTCCAAAGGGTGCTGGATCAATGCCGGATCGAGGGTGCGCATGCCCGGCCTGCGCGGCCTGCGCACCGGCGCAATCTTTTTGCCCACGCCTAAGCCATGCCGGACCCTGCCGCAGAGGGAAACACCCCATTGCAAGCCGTGGAGGCTGCCGCCTCTGCCGCGCCTTTTCTTTTTTCTGAAGAGGAAATCGGGGCTGAGAGATTGGAAGCCACGGGAGAGTTCAGCGGGGAAAGGCTACTGGCGCGGAGGCCGGAGGTTTATCGGGCCATCTGCCGGATGAGTGCCGAGGGATTGAGCATGTCGGCCATGGCTCGGGCGCTTGGGGTGAGCCGTAACACGGTGGCGGCTGTCCAGGAGCGTGAGGGAATTTCTATAGAGCAGCATAAAAAGGAGTTGCTGCGGAATGTCCGCACGGCTGCCCGGCTGTCTGTCGAGCGGGTCGTTGAGTTGGTGCCTTCGATCACCAACGCCAAGGATGCGGCGATTGTTGCGGCTGTCATGGTGGATAAGTTGCAGTTGTTGAGCGGCGAGGCCACCGCCCGGGTCGAGAGGGTCGAGGTTAGCCAGGACAAACTCTCGGAGATGCTGGCCTCGTTGCCGATCCTGGAGGCTGAGGTGCTGCCGCTAACCGGTCCAAGCGCCGACGCGCCGGAACAAAAGGGGACCGCTGCCCTGCCCGCCGAGGCTGCCGGATTGGCTGGCTCTGATTCGTTATCAGAAGGTCTAGCCTCGTTTACAGATAGAGGCTCGGCGATGGCCGCCACTTTGTCCGCCACTTTGCCTCACGCCGCCGGTGCCGAGCCGGTCGAGGCCGAGGCCGGGCTGGTCGATCAGGAGGGGGGGGAGGGGGTCGAGAATTTCGAGGCCCCCCCATCACAACCCACTGGTTTGGGTGCACAGAAAATTTTTGACAAAGGGGTCTCGTCTGCCCCGCAGGACGCTTCGGATTCATCAACCCTACCATGAGCAATAAAAAACAAAAAAACGCCGCGCCGGAGCCTGCTCTGGCTCAGGACACGCCGACGCCTCCCGCGCCGGAATACATCAATGCCCGCCTCCTTGGGCATGAGCTAAACAAGCAGTTCCTCACGCTCTCCGTTCCCGATGGGTCGGGGGGCTTCACCCGTGCACGGATGCGCGTGCCGCTCCGCCTCAGCCATTGCTTCAAAAAAAACGCCGTCGTCCGTGTGCGCCGCACGAACGATCCCCTTGTAGTCGAACCCTTTCCCTCGATTTTATGAAAAAACCACCCGTCACCCTCTATACCACCGCCTCGGAATCAGCGGCTTTGTTCCGCCGATTTCTGGAAAAACAATCCCCCCGCATCACCGCTGCCTCGTTCTTGGCTGCCTTTCGCGCTCGCCGCGCAAGGAGGTCCGCATGAAGTCCCGTCTTGTCGTCATAGATACCGAGACCGGCGGCCTCGATGCCGAGCGCCACGCCCTCCTGAGCGTCGCCGCCGTGGATAGCAGCGATGGCGAGGCGTTTGTCGGCCTCATCCGCCCCCATGCCGATTGGATTACCGAGCCCGAGGCGTTGGCCAAGAACGGCTTCACCCTTGAGTTTCTGCAAAAAAACGGACGCCCCGAGCGCGAAGTCCTCCAAGACCTCGCCCTCTGGCTCGCCCAGCGCCGGTTCAGCATCCTCGCCGGGTGCAATGTCGCCTTCGACCGCGACTTCCTCCGCGCCGGATTCGCTCGCCACGGCATGACCTGGCCTATGCACAAGAGCATCGACCTCCAAGCCGCCGCCTGGCTCGCCTACGAAGCCGGTCGGCTCCCGCTCCCCGAGGGCAAGGACGGCCTGCCCCGCCTCAGCCTCGACGCCATCGCCGCCGCCATGGGCTTCTCCCGATCCAGCAGCATCCACAACGCCCTCGAAGACGCCCTCATGACCACGGCCTGCCTCCGCCGCCTCATCGACCGCCTGCCCGCCCCCACCATTGTATGAAAAAAAACGGCCAAGAATTTCTGGAAGTTCTCGACGACCGCGACGCTAGAGCCGGTTGGAAGCTCACGGGCGGTGGCCGCGACATAGACGCCGCCTGCGCCCGCTGGCTCGAAAAAAACACCCCCCCCTCCAAAAAGAAAAAACGCCGCTTCGGCAACTACTAATTATGAACGCAAAAATCGAAAGCGAAATCTGGGACGACCCCGATTTCATGGAACTCCAAGACACCGAAAAGCTCGCCGTCTTCTGGGTTCTCACCAAAGTCAACCTCCTCGGCTATGTCGAGATCACCCCTCGGAAGTTCTCCCGTGACATCGAAGCCCCTTTCGATGTCATCGAAGGAGCTTGCAAGGGGCTTCCGAGGGGCTTCGTTCGCACCGAGCGCGGGGTCTGGTGCCGCAACTATATTCGCAAGCAATTCGGTTTCGGGCAGTCGCTTGTGCGTTCTCACATGGCAAAAAGCATCCGCAAGCAAATGGAGAATGTCCCCGAAGAAGTCTGCCTTTTGATTCTTAAAGAATATCCCGAAATCTCTCCATGCCCGAAGGGGCTTGGTAGCTCCTTGGAAGCTACAATAGAAAGAGAAGGAGAAAGAGAAATAGAAAGAGAAGGAGAAACTCTTTTGCTCGAAGCCGAGACTTCCGCCCCAGCAACGCCCGACCCTCTCCTGACACGATTCCGAAATCTCTTCAACCTTCGAGACTCCACCCCGCTCGACACTTCCTCCCTCCGAGCTTGGGAAAAAAATAAAAAAAGCGCGGCGGCCCTCACCGAAGACGAGTGGCGCACCCTCGAATGGGCCTACCGGCAAAAAGAAGGCCCCGCCGCGCAGTTCCGCCGCAAGGATTTATCCACCCTTCTGAATAACCTCCTCGCCGAAGTCACCCGCGCCCGCGATTGGGCCACCCGATCCGGCCACAACCCCACCGCCGCGCCCTCCGCCCCCGTCGAACCCGCTGGCTGGCGCGACCTTATCGAGACCGAACACCCCGAATGCAACCTCACCACCTGGGCCGCTCTCCCCGACAGCATGAAAGCCTGGGTCCGCGAAAAACAACGCGAACTTTCCGCAGCCTAAACAAAACAAAAACAACATGATCAACTACATCGAAACCATCCAAGAAGCCACCGACGGCCCCCGCGTCGTCACCCGCCATTACCCCGATTGCATCAATGACTTCCTCCGCTGGCAAGTCGGCATCTACACCGCCCGCCCCGTCGAAGAACCTCTCTACGAGACCATTTACGACGAGAATGGCCAACCCATCCTCACCGAGTCCGACGCCATCCAGCACCGACTCATAGGCTACGAGACGAACCCCACCGTCTTTGTCAAAGTCTTCCACCTCCTCGGCTTCGGTGCAGATTTGAAAATCGCCACCGCCGCCGCCTCACCCAAGCTCGCCGCCCTCGCCGCCTGATGAAAAGCTCCCTACCCGAAAACCTCCTCGCCGAGCGGGCCGTCCTCGGAGCCGCCATCGCCGATGGCCGCCACGCCGATGCCGTCCTCGAAGTCGTGAGCCCCGACCAGCTCACGCACCCCGCCCACCGCCTCATCCTCTCCTGCCTCGCCACCATGCGTCAGGAGGCCCGGCCCGTCGATCTCATCCTCGTCACCACCGAGTTGGAAAAACTCGGCCAGCTCGAAGAGTGCGGCGGCCATCACGGCCTCACCGATCTCGTCCAAGACCTCGCCGTCACGGCCAACTGGCGCTACTACGCCGTCGAAGTCCTCGACATCTGGCGCCGCCGCGCCATGCGCTCCGCCGCCCTCGCCATGGCCGAAGCCGCCAACGACCCCGCCCTCACCACCGACGACGCCATGGAGCGGTGCGAAGTCGCCCTCTACGGCCTCCGCGAGCAATCCACCAGGGAAAACCCCGTCTCCCATTGCAAAACCGCCGTCCTCGCCGCCGTCGATCACATCGAGAAAGTCTATGCGAACCGAGGCCAATGCGTCGGCCTCTCCACCGGCATCCACGATCTCGACCGATCCACCGGCGGATTCCTCGGCGGCCAGATGATCATCATCGCCGCCCGCCCCGCCTGCGGCAAATCCGCCCTCGGGATGCAATTCGCCCTCCACGCTGCCATGGAGGCCGCCGTGCCCACCCTCGTCTTCTCTGTCGAAATGCCTAGCACCGAACTCATGGTCCGCGCCCTTTGCTCCGAAGCCGGGGTCGATCTCCAGCGCATCCGCGACGGCTTCCTCGGCACCGCCCAGCTCTCCGGCGTCGGAGCCGCCGCCGGGCGACTCGCCCAGGCCAAGCTCTACCTCGACGACACCCCCGGCCTCACCGTCGCCCAATTCCGCTCCCGCGCCCGCCGCGCCAAGACCCAGCACGGCCTCGGCCTCATCGTCGTCGATTACCTGCAATTCATGCACGGCAGCAGCAAGAGGGCAGGGGAGAGCCGCGCCCTCGAAGTCAGCGAGATCAGCAAAGCCATCAAGACCACCGCCAAGGAGTTAAACATCCCCATCATCGCCCTCGCCCAGCTCAACCGCGACGCCGACGAAGGCAGCAAGCCCAAGCTCTCGAACCTCCGCGAGTCCGGTAGCATCGAGCAAGACGCCGACACCGTTTTGTTGATTCACCGCCTGGATAAAAACAAAAAACGCGACGCCGACGAAGAGCCCATGGATCACAACACCCTGCTCATCTTGGCAAAACAAAGAAACGGCCCCACCCCCGAGATCAAGCTGAACTTCATCGGCCAGCACACCGTCTTCCGCAATGTCACCGAAAAACAATACAGCAACAACCAGAACGAAAGACAGAAATGAAAAACTACGAAACCAACTCCATCATCACCTGGTCGCCCGCCAAGCGCGGGCTGCCAGATAGCGACATCACCGTCCTCGTCCACCTCGCCGATGGCGAAGTCTGGACCGGCTTTCACGATGGCGAAGTCTGGCGATTCGTCTCCGGCGACCGCATCGAGTCCCAAGTCGTCCATTGGGCACCATTCCCCGAACCGCCCACCACCCAGCCCGCTAAATGAAAAACACCCTTGACCCCGAAATCGCCTGTCCCGCCTGCCGCCGCGAGTGGCAGGACCACCCCGGCGTCGCGCATACCTGCCGACTCGCCACCGAGTTAGCCGCCAGCCTGCGCGACATCCTCACCTATGTCCGCGCCCCCGAATACTCCCGCGACATCGGCGAGCAGGAAATCTTCTTCGACGCGGTGGAAAACGCCCGCCGCCTCGTCGTCAAATCCGGCCACTTCCAAGACTATCCCCCCGAGCCCCATCCATGAAATTGACCACCGAGGACACAGAGAACACGGAGCAGGCTACGCCCGAGACGGACGCCAAAGTTTCCGGACAAATTGGATTCTATTCGTGTGCAACGGTTCCCGCTGAATTGTGCCGCCGCATGGAGCGCGAGCGCAACCAGGCGCGGGACCAAGTGGAAGAACTTACAGCCGTTATCAAAGGGCTCCGCGCCATCATGCGACAGGATGCCACCAAATGACCTGCCCCTCCTGCGCCGCCGAGACCAGCGTTGTCACTTGCCGGGCGGAGGGCCATCAAGTCCACCGCCTGCGCGAGTGCGCTGCCGGGCACCGCTTTTACACCTGCGAATTGCCCGCCGAAGGCCGGTATCCCTGGCCCAAAAAACCCGCCCCCAAACGCACCAAACCCAAACCCAAACAACAATCCACCCACTGGCTCGCCCGCATCGCCGCCTTCGTTTCCGCATGAACTCACTCCGCGACTACCTCACCGCCCGCCGCCTCGATCCCGACCACGCCCTCAATCTCCTGCAAGACCACGGCATCATCTCCGACCTCTGCATCACCCCCGAAGATGTCGGCGACTCGGGAAAAGCCATCACCTGGTTAAGCCTCCGCGAATCCGAACTCAAATCCTCCTCTGTGCCCTCTGTGTCCTCTGTGTCCTCTGTGTCCTCTGTGGTCAAATGATCCCCCAAACCCCAAACCCCGTCATCCCCCCCATCGAGGTCGAAGGCCGCCGCGCCGATGGCAGCTTCGTCGTCCGCTACCGAGGCCAAAAGCTCGCCGCCACCGAGGCCCAACTTCTCGCCATCCACCGCGAGCGCGAGGAGCAGATCGCCCGCATGGTCGAAGACCCTTGGCGCTACGGCTGGCTGAACCCCGCCTGGCAGCGAGCCGACAGCGCCTACGACAGCCTCCGCGAGAAATTCCCCAAAGGCGTCACCGAACTCCTCATCCTCGGCGGCAACCGCTCCGGCAAGTCCCGCTACTTCGCCCGCCGCGCCATGCAGCACCTCGTCGAAAAGCCCGGCGCGAAAGTCTGGTGCCTCCAATCCACCGAAGCCGCCAGCATTCAAAACCAGCAGCCCTACTTGTGGGAGTATTTGCCGAAAGAATGGAAACCCAGCGCCAGCGGCAAATTCAAAAAAGGTGCCGTCGCCAACATCACCTACTCGCAGAAAGGCGGATTCACCGAGAACTCCTTTGTCCTGCCGAATGGCTCCCAATGCTGGTTCAAGTTCTACTCGATGGAAGTCACCTCGATAGAAGGTGCCGAGTTAAATTTCTGTTGGGCAGACGAATTAGTGACCCCGCTGTGGCTGGAAGCCCTTCGTTTTAGGCTACTTACCCGCGACGGCGAACTCGGCATCGGGTTTACACCGATCGAAGGCTACACCACCACCGTCAAAGAATACCTCGATGGCGCGAAGACCTTGGAAGAATGCCCCGCCCCGCTCCTTCCCCGCTACCGCGACGGCCACCTCCTCGGCGTCGAGAGCGTTCCCCGCATCCAGCAATGCACCCGCGAAAAAGCCCGCGTCGTGTATTTCCACACCTCCGACAACCCCTACGGAAACCCCGAGGCCATGGAGACCGAACTCCGAGGCAGCAACCGCGAACGCATCCTCATGCGAGCCTACGGCGTCCCCACCAAAGCCCGGCTCTCCATGTTCCCGAAATTCCGCGAGAATGTTCATGTCGTCCCCCACGACAAAGTTCCCAAGGAGGGAACCGTCTTCCATTTCGTCGATCCCGGCGAAGGGAAAACTTGGGCCATGTTGTGGATTCGCTTCACCCCTGATGGCCGGTGCTGGATTTACCGCGAGTTCCCCGACCAGCTCGACTACATCGAAGGCGTCGGCTACCCCGGCCCGTGGGCCGAAGCCGATGGCAAACTGCAAGACGGACGCCCCGGCCCCGCGCAAAAAGCATGCGCCGGGTTTGGCTTCGAGGACTACAAGCGAATCATCGAAGCCGCCGAGAAAGCCGACTCCGCCGAGCCCGCCGAGCGTTGGATGGATAGCCGCTATGGCAACACCCCCACCATGACGCATGAAGGCGTGCGCACCCTCATCGAGCAATGCAGCGAGCGCATCGGCCTCGACTTCCGCGCCACCAGCGGCCAAGCCATCGTCGAGGGCGTCACCCTCATCAACGACTGGCTCGCCTACAACGACGAAGCCCCTGTGGACGCCCTCAACTCCCCCCGGCTCTACATCAGCGAGCGTTGCCAAAACCTCATCTACGCGCTCAAGACCTGGACAGGCAGCGACGGAAAACGCGGTGCAACAAAAGACTGGATTGATATTTGTCGCTATATTGCGCTCTCCGGCGTCGAATACGAAGACCCCGCCTCCCTCCGCACCCGAGGAGGCGGGTGTTACTAAATCCTCCCTCCGTGTCCTCTGTGTCCTCTGTGGTCAATCCCTCCCTTGACTCCCTCTCATAAAATCAAAGCATCCATGAAACTACTCCGCCGCCGCGATGTCATGGCCCGTCTGGGCGTTTCCGCAAAGCAAATCACTAAACTCATCGACTCCGGCATTCTCCGCCCCATTCGCCGCGAAGGAGCCCGCGCCTGGTATCGCGCCGCTGATCTCGAAAAACTCGCATGAGCATCAAACGCACCGACAACCACGGCAGCCTGAGCCGCAACAAGAAAAAGGAAAAGGAAACGCACCCCACGCACAAAGGCTCCTGCACCATCGAAGGCCGCGAGTATTGGATCAGCGCGTATGTGAACGAA